AGTCATGACTGGTAAAAAAGTAGGCTGCCAAATAAAATAATGATTAAACATTTTATAAATTGGGTGAAAGGTTTATTTACACCTAAAAAAGAAGAACCAGTAGTTTTGGAAGAAGCTCCTGCAGAAAAAAAAACTATTAATCATTGTGGAAGTCACAACAGATTTAGAAAGAATTGCCCTGACTGCTTAAGAGTAATAGCACTTATATAATGGATTTAGAAAACGTAATATATAAATTAAGACGAGCTTTAGATAATAGAGTTAAAACATTAGCAATCTCTGTAACGTCCGGAGGGGTTGACAGTATGGAAACATATAAGTATATAATAGGACAAATAAACGCCCTAGAGGCAACTAAACAGGAACTCTCTAACCTGCTAGACAATAAGGAGCAAAATGAAAACAGAGGCACAGTCATCAAAATCAACGGCGCAAAGCCAAAAGATAATCACACCAAATAAAGAATTAGTCGGAGTTAAAAAATCCGAACCTAAAAAAGAAATTACAAACGAAAAAGATAAACTACCACAACCAACTGGTTGGAGAATGTTAGTTCTTCCATTTAGAATGAGTGAAAAATCTAAAGGTGGAGTTTTATTTTCACATGAAACTATAGATAAACAACAAATTGCATCACAGTGCGGAAACGTATTAGCGATGGGTCCACAATGTTATAAGGATAAAGAACGTTATCCTCATGGCCCATGGTGCAAGGTCGGTGATTGGGTGGTCTTTGCTCGTTATGCAGGATCACGTATACAAATTGAAGGTGGGGAAGTAAGGTTGTTAAATGAAGATGAAGTTTTAGCAACTGTCAAGAATCCAGAGGATATCTTGCATCAATACTAACATAGAAGGAGAAAACTATGCCAGAAGACAAAAAAACAGTAGATATAGATACTTCAGGACCTGAAGTAGATGTAGATATTGAAGAAAAAAAGGATGAAGCCGTTATTGAAACGGAAGCACCTAAAGAGGAAACCCCGGAACAAGAAACAGTAAAAGATGAAACAGCAAAAGAAATAAAAAAGGAACAAAAACAAGAAGACTCTAAGTTAGAGGATTATAGTAAAGGTGTTCAATCTCGTATTGCTAAACTTACTCGTAAGATGAGAGAAGCAGAACGAAGAGAAGACGCAGCTATACAATATGCTCAAGCTTTAGAGAAAAAAAGGCAACTTGATCAGGAAAGATTTCAAAAAGTCGATGCTGATTATAGTAAAAAAGTTGAGGAGCATGTAAAAACTGGAATGGAATCTGCGCAAAAAAGTTTAGCGCAAGCCATTGAAGCAGGTGATGCAGCTGCTCAAGTCGAAGCAAATAAACGTATTGCCGAACTAGCGTTCGAAAATGCGAAAATACAACAAAGAGTTGTACAGGACGAGAAACCTGCACAGCTTTCTGACGGTGGAAAACTACCAGAAAGAACTCCACAATCATTACCTGAAGCTGATCCTATGGCTGAAGATTGGGCTGCTAAAAATAGATGGTTCGGAACTAACCGAGCTATGACATTTACAGCGTTTGAGATTCACAAAGATCTAGTGGAAAAAGAAGGTTATGATCCTAAATCAAATGAATATTATGAAGAAATAGACAAACGTATAAGAGTTGACTTTCCTAATAAATTTGATAATAGTGGAGATATACAAACGACTAGACCCGTTCAGTCGGTGGCTTCTGCGAATAGAAGTGCAAAAACTGGTCGCAAACAAATGAGACTCACATCATCTCAAGTAGCAATAGCTAAAAAATTAGGTGTGCCACTCGAAGAATATGCAAAACAATTAAAACTCACGAAGGAGGCATAAGCATATGACAAAAGATAAGAAAACAACTTCTCGTGCGGCTGATACACGGTCAAAAACTGAAAGGCCAAAAGTGTACAAGCCACCATCCTCTCTGGATGCACCACCAGCGCCTAATGGCTTTAGGCACAGATGGATCAGAGCCGAATCTGTAGGATTCCAAGATAGTAAAAACATTTTTGGAAGACTTAGAGAAGGATATGAATTAGTGAGAGCTGATGAATATAAAGATTCTGATTATCCTGTAGTTACTGAAGGCAAATACGCTGGAGTCATTGGAGTAGGAGGCCTATTGTTGGCTAGGATACCCGAAGAACTCGCGAAGCAACGTGTTGAGTATCAGAAGAAACTTACTGAAGGTCAAGACGAAGCAGTTGAAACCGACTTGCTAAGGGAACAACATAAGAGTATGCCGATCGATGTTGATCGACAGTCTCGTGTAACCTTCGGTGGTACAAAGAAAAGTTAATTTTCTCGGGATAACAACCAATTCCCTACTATCGATTTAAATAAACCCGTCTATAGAGATATAGACAAAAGGAGTAATAACTATGGCAAATAGTAACACAGCTGGTGACGGTTTGAATGCTACAAGTATGCTTGGAAATACTCCTGCTCCGCAAGGTCAATCTGCTTATAAGATTGACGCTGGATACGGAACTGCTATTTATAATGGCGCTCCCGTTGTCAGTGCAGCAGGATATATGACTGAGGGTACAGTAGTAACAACTGGAACCACTTCAATGTGCGGCGTGCTAAATGGTGTTTTCTACAACGCGGCTACAACTTTAAAGCCAACTTGGGATAACTACTATGCAGGCAGCATTACTCCGGCTAACAGTGAAGATATTACAGCGTTCGTTAATGATGCGCCGTGGCAAAACTACGAAATCTTTACAGATGATACTGTAACTCAAGCAGGTTTTATGGAAACATATAACATGAATGCAGCATCTGGAAGTACAACCACAGGTAAATCAACTAACACGTTGGATATTGGATCTACACATGCTACTAACTACTCATGGAGATTATTAAGGGTCGCTGACGATCCTGAAAATAATGACATAACTGCAGCTTACTGCAAAGTTGTTGTTATTTCTAATTTAAATGAGTTTGTTGATAGCGCATAATAGGAGCATATAGACATGGCAATATCAAGAGCACAGCTAGTTAAAGAACTAGAACCAGGCCTAAATGCACTATTTGGGCTGGAGTACAAACGGTATGACAATGAGTCTGCCGAAATATACGTTACTGAATCTAGTGACAGGGCTTTCGAAGAGGAAGTTATGTTATCAGGATTCGCTAACGCTGATGTAAAAGCAGAAGGTCAAGGCGTATCTTACGATACAGCACAAGAGACTTACACTGCTCGTTACACTATGGAAACGATCGCTTTAGCTTTCTCAATTACTGAAGAAGCAATTGAAGATAACTTGTATGATAGACTTGCGTCTAGATATACAAAAGCTTTAGCAAGATCTATGTCAAACGCTAAACAAGTGAAAGCGGCTGTCCCATTAAATAATGGTCTACCTTCAGTAGGCACATATAAAACTGGTGACACTGTTTCTTTGTTCTCAACAAACCACACTACAATAGCTGGGGCTTGTTCGAACACACTTACTACTCAAGCGGACTTAAACGAAACTTCATTAGAACAAGCACTGATCGATATCGCTGCAATGACTGATGAAAGAGGTTTAAAAATCGCTGCGAGAGGCGTGAAGATGATAGTTCCGTCTGCTAATCAGTTTAACGCTGAGAGATTATTAAAATCTCAAGGTAGAACTGCTACAGCAGATAATGACATCAATGCAGTCAACTCTATGGGAATGATTCCTCAAGGATACAGAGTGAACCATTTCTTAAATGATTCTGACTCATGGTACGTCATTACGGACGTTCCAAATGGTATGAAACACTTTGAAAGAACTCCATTGACAACTTCAATGGAAGGTGATTTCGATACTGGTAACGTTAGATACAAAGCTAGGGAAAGATACGTCTTCGGCGCATCTGACTATAGAGGTATCTTCGGCGTTGAAGGTGCGTAATAACTAAAATTTTGTGGCGGCCTTAAAACCGCCACAATCTACATATAAAAGGTGAGATTCATGAAAAAATTTACAGTAAAAATATGGGCTTATGATCACTACGCTTCTTTTAATGTAGAAGCTGAGGATACTGCTGAGTCTATTGAAAATTCTATCCTTGACAAAATTGGAGAAAAAAGTATAAAGTGGGAATCAACAGGAATGTTTTCGGACACTCCTAACCGAATAACCTATGAGGAGGTTATAGATGATACAAGACCTATACAAACAGAAAAGGTCCTTGGAGTTGAGGTGGCAGTTAGAGTATGAGCAAAGTGGCAAATATACTC